ACACTCTTTGAGAAAAATGTTCAGTAACCCTGTTTTTTTATGACATTTCCAAAGCCAAAAACCTACAAAATTTAATTGCCATAAATCTGCATTTTTACTTGGCCATTGACAGGAATACGATGAGACGACGATTTATACCGAGAAGATCCCCGCCTTTGAGGAACTGAAACTCACCGAGCACGAAGAATTGGGGCTTGGGAAGGAATGCCGTGACCCTGTCGGCGAAGACGGAATGCAAGCAAACGATGTTCCCGAAATCTACACCTATCAAGCGGAACTCAGCGACCCCGATTATCCTGACCGCCTGACCATTGAAATACCCCTTGACGGCTTTACACCTAAGAAACTCGACAACCTCTCCAAACTGGTGAATGCCAAAGCCCCGCTTCTCAAGGCGTCGCTCGGAACGGATGACCTGCCGATTAAGCAGACCGCTGACACACTGCAGTTCCCCTGGTTTAAAGGAACGATTGATGCGGAACACACAGAAGCCTATGCCACGCTGATCAGCCAGCTTTGCAAAACTGCAATTGAAAAGAAGCGAATCACGGCAAGAGAAAAAGACATCGACGGCAACCCGAAATACGCCATGCGGTGTTTCCTGCTCTCCCTTGGCTTCATCGGCGACGAGTACAAAGCAGCTCGAAAGATATTACTTTCAAGACTTGAGGGCAATTCAAGTTGGAAAGGCGGCAAGAAAATGGAGGTGGCAGACAGTGAATAGTTTCATTTCAAAAGCAGCCCTCGAAGCACGGAGGGCAAGGTACAAAAAAGGCGCTCGTGTTGAACTGATTTCCATGACTGACCCCTACACCAAGCTGAAACCCGGCGACATGGGAACGGTAGACTTCGTAGACGACGCAGGCACGGTTTTTATTATCTGGGACAGCGGCTCACATCTCGGAGCGGTTTTTGGCGAGGATGAAATCAGACTGTTTTCCAAAGCGGAAGTTATCAGAGAACAATGCCGCAAGGTTGCGGCCACGGGGCGCACGAATATGTTTGATATCAAAGCAGTGTTCAAAATTGCGATGGAGATGGGATTCAACGAATTAGCGAACTTCATTTCCACTGACACCAAGCGATATGCAAATCTGATATTGACGGGGGAATTCGAAAATGTGGAGTGAAGGAATTATCTACTGCCCATCGACAGGCAGCAAGTACAAATACTGGGTCAAGCATTATGAAGAAAGCTCTCCGTTCGGTATCGACGGCGGCAAAATCAGTAAGCTGACCATTCGCAGAATCGGCGAAAGCCGCGACGTTGTTAACTACGACAGGGGTTGGGATATCAAGCCCGCCGATGAGGTCAAGGCGGTCTACACCATCATCCTCAGCAAGTACAACTAAACACGAAACAGCCGAAAGACAGACACCCCGACAAGGGGCTGTCTCTCGTACAGATAGATTTTGATGACTTCTTCGGAGGTCTATTATTTTGCGCGAAAGGAGGACGACGGTGCCTAATTTTAAATACAAACCAACACCACTTATGCTGCCGACCAGCCGATACGATGTACGGCGAGCGGATTTTGCGGTTAATTTTATATCCATGCTAAAACACACTACAGGCGAATGGTATGGAAAGCCGTTCAGGTTGATGCCGTGGCAGGAACAGATTGTCAGGGATATTTTTGGCATCGTCGGCGAGGACGGTTATCGGCAGTTTCGCACAGCGTATGTTGAGGTCGGTAAGAAAAATGGCAAGTCCGAACTGGCGGCGGCAATCGCCCTCTACCTCCTGTTCGCCGATGGCGAAGCGGGTGCCGAGGTCTACTCCTGTGCCGCCGACATCAATCAGGCGAGTATTGTTTTCAATACTGCCAAAGCGATGGTCGAGCAATGCGGCGATCTGGCAAAGCTATCAAAACTCGTGCCGTCAACCAAGCGGATTATATTCCCGCACACCAACAGCTTTTATAGAGTGCTATCCTCGGAAACAAAGTCCAAACAAGGCTTCAATGTTTCCGGGCTTATATTTGATGAACTCTTCGCCCAGCAGACTCGCGAACTGTTCGATACCATGACCAAGTACACAGGTGACGCCAGACGGCAGCCCCTCTACTTTCTCATCACCACAGCGGGCAGGGATAAGACGAGCATCTGTTATGAAATCCACCAAAAAGCTAAGGCGGTTATGGACGGCTCAAAAATTGATCCATCCTTCTATCCTGCCGTATTCGGCATTGAAGAAGATGATGATTGGAATGACGAAGCCGTCTGGCGACGGGTCAATCCATCCATCGGCGTGACGATTCCTTTTGAAACGGTGCAGGCTGCCTATGAACAGGCGAAACAAAACCCTGCCGAGGAGATGCACTTTCGGCAGTTCCGCTTGAATGAATGGTGCAACGCCGACATCAGGTGGATGCCTATGGACAAATGGGACGCCTGCGGCGAAGACATAGAATTTGAAGAATACGAGGGTCGGGATTGCTATTGCGGTCTCGACCTTTCCAGTACCGGCGATCTTACGGCTCTGGTTCTGGTATTCCCGCCGGTTGTGGGTGATACCAAATACACGGTGATGCCGTTCTACTGGCTGCCGGAAGATGTGATTGACCTACGGACAAGGCGCGACCACGTTCCTTATGCCGTATGGAAAAAGACAGGAGTGTTCAACACCACCGAGGGCAATGTGGTGGACTATGACTACATTGTGGCTTTCATCGCCAAGCTGTCGGAGCGTTTTAGAATTCGTGAAATCGCCTACGACCGCTACGGTGCGGAGAAAATACGCCGCGACCTTGAGGAACTGGGTGCGGAGCATGGGTTTACAGTGTTTCCGTTCGGCCAGGGTTTCATTTCCATGTCCCCACCTTCAAAGGACTTCTATCAGTTTGTGATGGAAGGCAAAATACGCCACAGCAAACATCCTGTCCTCGACTGGAATATGGGTAATGTCATCGTCGACCAAGACGCTGCAGGAAACATCAAACCCAATAAAAAGAAATCAACAGAGAAAATAGACGGTGTGGTCGCGCTGATCATGGGACTTGCGAGGGCAACCCTCGGCGGCGGTATCAACGACAGTGTCTATGACGAGAGGGGGTTGTTATTTATATGAGTATATTTTCAGGGTTGTTCCGCTCACGGGATAAGCCTAAAAACCGTGTGGGCGGCGGCTGGAGTTTTCTCTTCGGTGGCACAACCAGCGGCAAGGTGGTCAATGAGCGGACGGCGATGCAGACCTCGGCGGTCTATGCTTGCGTCCGTATCCTTGCCGAATCGGTGGCGGGACTTCCGCTCCATGTATATGAGCGAACCGCCAACGGGAGCAAATCCACAAAACCGTCGCATCCCCTCTACCGGCTGCTTCATGATGAGCCTAACCGCGAGATGACTTCATTTGTGTTCAGGGAAACGCTGATGAGTCATCTTTTACTTTGGGGCAACGCCTATGCACAGATTATCAGAGACGGCAGGGGTTTTCCCATTGCACTCTATCCACTACTACCCGACCGAATGACTGTAGATAGAAACGAAATCGGCGAACTGGTCTACACCTACCAAAGTGACAAGGGTCAGGTCAAGTTACGTCGCGAGAATATCCTGCATATCCCCGGCTTGGGCTTTGACGGCCTTATAGGTTACTCGCCGATTGCGATGGCAAAGAACGCCGTAGGGCTTGCCCTTGCAACCGAGGACTACGGTGCTACGTTTTTCGCCAATGGTGCGAACCCCGGCGGTGTGTTGGAACACCCCGGTGTCATCAAACCGGAACAGGCCGACAGGCTTAGAGAAAGCTGGCAGTCGCAATTCGGAGGCGCAAATGCACACAAAGTAGCTGTTTTGGAGGAAGGTCTTAAATTCCACCAAATGTCCATACCACCCGAGCAGGCTCAATTCCTCGAAACACGTAAGTTTCAGATAAATGAAATTGCCCGTATTTTCAGAGTGCCTCCTCATATGGTCGGCGACCTTGAAAAGAGCAGCTTCTCCAACATCGAACAGCAGTCTTTAGAGTTCGTCAAGTATACCCTCGACCCGTGGGTGGTCAGGTGGGAGCAGGCTCTACAGCAGGCTCTCATTCTGCCATCGGAAAAAGCGACGATCTTTATCAAGTTTAATCTCGACGGACTACTTCGCGGCGACTACCAAAGCCGTATGCAAGGCTATTCAACAGGCATTCAAAACGGATTTATGTCGGTTAACGATGTTCGTGGCTTGGAGGATATGAATCTGTTGACTGCCGAGGAAGGCGGCGATCTGCACTTCGTCAACGGCAACATGGTCAAGCTGGCCGATGTTGGAGCGGCGTACAAACCAAATGAAACGGAGGATACAAGCTAATGGCAAAAAACAAGAAGTTTTGGAACTGGGCGCGTGATGCTGACGAAAGTGGCGAGCGCGTCCTTTACTTTGACGGAGAGATCTCGGATGAGACTTGGTGGGGTGATGAAATCACTCCTGCAATGTTCAAATCGGAACTCTTCTCAGACAAGGGTGACATCACCATCTGGCTAAATTCGCCCGGCGGAGACTGCATCGCTGCAAGTCAAATCTACGCCATGTTGATGGATTATCCGCACAACGTCACGGTCAAGATTGACGGCATCGCCGCTTCGGCGGCAAGTGTCATCGCTATGGCTGGCACAAAGGTCCTCATGGCTCCCACCGCACTGATGATGGTGCACAATCCACTGACCATCGCCATCGGTGACACGGACGAAATGCAAAAAGCCATCTCCATGCTGGACGAGGTCAAGGAATCCATCATCAACGCCTACCAGGTCAAGACCAATCAGTCGAGAGCGAAAATCTCTCACTGGATGGACGCAGAAACGTGGATGAACGCAAACAAGGCGATTGAACTGGGTTTTGCTGACGGTGTACTGGAAGACAGCAAAAGACATCAAGCCACTCCGACTTATTCGTTCAGTCGCAGGGCAGTCACCAATTCCTTGCTTGATAAGGTAAAGACCAAAGAACAACCGCAACCCAAACCTGAGCCGCAAGGCGTACTCGCTGAGTCGCTTCAACAGCGGCTCAATTTAATTATCCACTAAATTTATGGAGGTAATGACTATGAGTAAAATCCTTGAACTGCGCGAGAAGCGCAACAAAATCTGGAACACCGCAAAGGAGTTCCTTGACCAGAAGCGCGGCGCGGACGGGTTTGTTCCCGCTGAAGCTGCCGCAGAGTACGACAAGATGGAAGCCGACATGGTCGCTCTCGGCAAGGAAATTGAGCGTCTGGAACGCCAGGCGGCCTATGACCTTGAGATGAGCAAGCCTACATCTGCTCCTATTTTGGGTGCGCCGAACAAGTCCACTGAGGACAAGACTGGCCGTGCGTCCGCTGAATACAGGAAAGCATTCTGGAATGCCATGCGAACTCGTGGCAACGAGGGTCTTGATATGAGCGTAAAGAATGCCCTGCAAATCGGCACCGACTCCGAAGGCGGCTACCTCGTGCCCGACGAATTTGAGCGCACGCTTGTAGAAGCCCTCGACGAGGAGAATGTCTTCCGCAGGTTGGCAAGCGTCATCACCACCTCTTCCGGTGATCGTAAAATTCCTGTCGTAGCATCCAAGGGCACCGCATCGTGGATCGACGAAGAAGGTACCATCCCCGATAGCGATGATGCTTTCGGCCAGGTGTCCATCGGCGCTTACAAGCTGGGCACGCTCATCAAGGTATCCGAGGAACTCCTAAACGACAGCGTGTTCAATCTCGAAGCCTACATTTCCAGAGAGTTTGCAAGGCGCATCGGTAATAAAGAAGAGGAAGCCTTTTTTACCGGCGACGGCTCCGGCAAGCCCACTGGCATCCTTGCTGCGACTGGCGGTGCACAGCTTGGCGTAACCACTGCAGGAGCTACCGCCGTCACGATGGATGAGGTGCTTGATTTGTTCTACTCGCTTAAGGCGCCTTACCGCAACAAGGCTGTATTTGTTATGAACGATGCTACTGTAAAGGCCATCCGCAAGTTAAAG